CTTGCTGAAATTATTGTTGCCATTTTTGATATTGTTTAAATGTCCTGCAAATAAACAAGGTTCAAATCTATTGTGCAAATTTATTTTCAAATTGATACTTTCTTTTTCACACCTCTTTTAATGGCCCGAATAGTATCAACTGCCAGTCGATTATTTTCATTGTCAAATATTTTTGGCTTTATTGAATGATCAGATTTGATGGTTTCCAGCAAGTTAATGTGGCGAAAAACCATTGATTGAGTCATATCATATTTTCGTGCAAACTCTGCCATCGTTAATTGTAGTTCCGTTTCCATTTTATTAATATTTTTGCAAAATAGAACACAAAAAAGCAAACAATAAAGAATATGACCGGATTTTCCTTCGAATTTATTCATAAGTCCACAAATGCACCAGAATCGATTGCGCAGTTCAAGCCATACATTGGAACGGAAGATCAGTTGCAGATGGTGGTAGCATCTTATCTGGACTTCAGCAACGCATTCTGGACACATCCACCGAATGGCGGTCAACGTAATATAATTGTGGCAAGCAGGTTGAAAAAAATGGGAGTGAAACCAGGTATTCCAGACATCCTGATTTTTGATCAGAAAAATGGATATTCAGGATTTGCCATCGAATTGAAGGTTGGCAAGAATAAACCATCACCATTACAGATTCAATGTCTGAAGGCACTACATGACCGGAACTGGTTAATATTAGTCACCAATTCGTTGGATGAAGTCATATATTGGGTTGACTGGTATTTTAATGAAAAAAAACTTGCAAAATAAAATGACTACATATTTATTTGCCAAAAAATAAAACAATGGAAAAACCAACAATCGAAACCCTTCAGGAGAAAATAAAGAAGCTGCAACATTCTAAGTCCTACTATAAGATAGAACTTGACAAACAGAAGTTCATGCAGGAAGAACTTATCAACAGTCTGGAATCTGCAACTGATTACGGCATCAGGATGGAAGGCAAGTATAATCAGCTATCATCACAGTATGATATCCAGGTTGCCGATTACCAGGTTGCAATGGAACATCTGGAAGATTACGAACAAGATTACATTTCACTTCAAAATACTAAAACGTTTTTCAAATTTGGTTTTTTAGCAATGATTGCCATCAACATTATAGGATTAATAACTTGGATTGTAACACTATAATGCCTGAATCAATAAACTACGACATAAAGCGCACCAAGTACCGGTTAAATCGGGAATTGAAGTTTGCGCAGAAGAAATATGATCATCCTAGATATGCCGATGCCAAGCATATTATTCGTGAAGAAATCGACTATATGAAATCAAATCTTCATTTTCTTGAACAGTATGAAAAACAGCTAAAAATTTTCAAAACGATTTGTAGAGAAATGAAAAATTGATTTATATTTGCATCCGTTGAGCAATAGGAGTGAAGACCTACAACGATTTCCATACATACACACGACATTTAAAGACCTTATTCGATTAGTATCTGGCTGCGTATGGCAGGCTTCACCCAGAGAAAGTCGGATAAGGTTTTTTTATTTTAAAATTATGGCAGTTAAAAAAGTTTTTGTAGGTAATTCTAATATTGAAGTGGTAGTTGATGTATGTCAAGATGAAAATCTGTTATATCTTGAAATAGTAGATAGGGATTATTTAGATCAAATTCAAAATGTATTAATAGATTTTGAAACAACAATTGCATTGAGAGATGAATTGAATAGGTTGATTGAAATAATGAAAAATAACCAATTGTAACCGGTTATGAATGGTTACGAATTAACCAGAAATTGGTTTGATTTTAAATTTGAAAATTCTCAAAGAATTAAGTCAAGCCATTCTGAATTTTATTTTTATCTGGTTGATAAGTGGAATAGGATCGGTCAAAAATCTGAATTTGGCCTTCCTACTGCTTATACTATGGAATCACTTGGTATTGCATCTTATAACACTTATAAGAAGATTCTTGATGATTTGGTTGAATTTGGATTTGTAGTAATTGTTCAAAATTCCAGTAATCAACATCAAAGTAAAATAGTTGCTTTATCAAATTCTGACAAAGCAACTGACAAGCCACTTGACAAAGCAGTTGATAAAGCACTTGACAAAGCAACTGACAAACCATTTGATACCATAATAGAATGTATTAGAACTAATAAGAACAATGAAATAATACAGAACAGTAAGACTATAATTCAGTCAAAATTAAATTTTGATGATTTTGGTTTTTTTGAACCATTAATTCATCGGTGGTTGGATTACAAGAAAAGTCAGCATAATGAAAAGTACAAGAGCCAGGATACACTTAATACTTTTGCGAAAAAATTATTTGAATTGTCAAATGGTCAATTTGAAATTGCTGAAAAAATAATTGATACATCAATCGCATCCGGTTACAAAGGAATTTTTGCCTTAAAAATTGCAAATGGTTTTAATCAACAAAAACCAGATAAAATGGAATCTTACAAATCAGAATACGAAAAAGCAATGAATTTAATTTACTCTCAAAAAAATGAACCAACTACAAATAATTAATTCAAGTCTGGAAAGGAATCCGGTACTTGACAAACCAGGTAGATTGAACTACGATTATTCGCAGAATAAAAATTCAGTTGAAAGCAAAATCGCAGATTCAATTTTCAAAGCTGCATTAGTGATGGGAATCAATGCTGTTGGACAAATGGCAGTAATTACTGCACAAGAAGTCATCAAAAAAATACTGGCAACATATCCAGGTGCATTTGTAGATGATATTTGCCTATCTATCAACATGGCATCTTATGGTGAAATCAAGCTAGAAAATCAATTGACAGTCCTATCAGCAGCTAACATTTTTTGCTGGTACAAAGAATTCAGATTAAATCATTCAGAAAAATCAACAATGCCATACTTGCCAATTAGAGAAATTCAAGAGGTTTCCGAAACCGAAAAGCATTCCATCATGATGAATGCCTTCAGCGACTTCATAAATGATCCACAGAAGCATGAAACTGGCATTCCAGTATATTATGCCAAACTTGAAAATATCGGTGCTTACAAGCCTTCTAATGAAGAAAAATTAAATGTTCTATACAAACACTTAAAAAAATTCATTGAAGGGATGCCGATGGAAGTCCTGCGGGATCATGCGAAACGAAAGCAAGCATACCAGTTCAAGGATTATCTGGATGCTTTACCGGATTATTCTGCGATGTCAATCCCAGAATGGCGAGAAAATCCCATATTCAAAAAAGCAGTCGAAGCCAGCAAAAAGGAAATGCTGATCAACTTCATCAATTCGACCGACAAAAAACAATTACTTCAACTTTATAAAAATAGCTTAAATGACAAAAAATAGAGCCTTAGACTTTTCGAAGTTTGTATGCGCAGTCAAGGCATTGATCTGCTTTGGCACAGTTGTCAAATATAATAATGCAAAAGGACTGAAAGGTGAAATGAAGCTGCACTTCAACCGGATCTTGAATGATTGCGAAAACTTTGAAAAAACACTTCACAAAGGACTGGGAGAATATGCCGATGACGAAGAAAATCTAAATACTAGCTTGGTTAAGTTAGTTGCTGACATCTTCGACATGGAAGCCAATGAACGCAATGCCTTGATTGATCATCTGAATAAATTCGAATATCATGAAATCAAATGATGACAAGAAAATGCTTCTTCAGGATGTCATTGATGCCTTCAATCGCATCTCACATCGCAACCGGCACAAGTTAACACAAGCCAAATACGGAACGCTCAAGAAGCGATTGGAAGGTGAAATCGAATTGATGGAATCAGCAACCTTCTACCTGTCCAAATTTCTTAATAGATAATTTTGAAAATAAATTTGCAGAATTGAAATCAAGATATTTCATTTGCCAAACAATCAAAAACAAAATGTACCAAGAAGAAAAACTTCCAAATGAAATCTGGGTTGCTATCAAAGCATTTGCAACCTTATTTGCTTTAATCATTGTTTCATCTCTTATCGAATCATGGTAATGGAACGTGAAATTGAAATCAATGGATACACTATCCATTACGCCATAAACTGGGTGCAGACTAGTACAGATGGCATCGGTCAGTATGAATATTGGGGATCGACATACACCGATCTTGGTTCGCCAGGATGGAAAATTGAATCTGTTGAAATCCTATCTGCCAACACACCGGAAGATGAAGAAGTTGATATTGATCATCCTAATTCAGCCTATGATGTAGGTGCCTGGATAAAGCAAATTATTAAGTCTGAACCAGAATATTTAAACGAAAACGATTAATGAATGTACTAAGTCTTTTTGACGGAATGTCTTGTGGTCAGCAAGCATTAGAACGATCTGGAATCAAGGTTGAAAAATATTTTGCTTCTGAAATCGATAAGTATGCGATAACAGTTACAATGGCAAACTATCCTAATACAATTCAACTTGGATCAGTTGTCAATGTTAATGGCAACGATTTACCAAAAATTGATATTCTTATTGGTGGATCGCCTTGTCAGTCATTCAGCTTTGCCGGAAAGCGCAATGGAATGTCAACTGTTGATGAAGTTGAGATATTAACACTTGACCATTATCTTCAATTGAAATCTGATGGATATGAATTCATTGGTCAATCATATCTATTTTGGGAATATATGCGAGTACTAAACGAATGTAGAGCCAAAAATCCAAATATATATTTTCTTCTTGAAAATGTGGAAATGGGCGAAAAATGGGAAATGGTATTAAGCAAAGCAATTGAATTGCGTGGTATTCATATCAATTCTGCACTTGTTTCGGCTCAAAATAGAAAGAGGATATATTGGACTAATATAGGATTGCAACCAGCTGGCTTATTTGGAGATTTAGAAAGCATTATTCAGCAACCAAAAGACAAAGGAATTCTTTTAAAAGATATCCTTGAAAATGAAGTTGAAGAAAAATATTTTTTAAGTCAAAAAATGATTGCAGGATTTTTATCACATAATAAAAGACATATTGAAGAAAAAAATCAAACTGGTTTTAACTGGAAACCAACTAAAGGAAATAAAAAAGCAGCTTGTTTAAGAGCAAATGCAGCATTATGTCCAACTGATAATTCCATAATTGTTAAAATTGACAAAAAAGGCAACATAAAAAATAATCAAGATAAAGCATCTTGTTTTACTGCTGGTGGTCATTCTGGTGGTAATCATTCAGATATGGACTTAATTGTTCACAATACTATGCCTAGGTCATCAACAACCGGTAAAGGTGGCACTGGGCCATTAAGTAGAACAGATGGCAAAACATATTGCCTTGATACCGGAAATACAAATGCAATTGAGATATTCAATAATAGAAGATTAAATGAAACAATTGAAAAATTTAAAAATGATTTGGAACCAGGTACATTAATTGATAGTTATAATAAAGGCATACATAAAAATAAAAGCATAACAATAACTACAAATGTAAATGCTTCATATTCGACTCATTTAGTTGATACTAATAAAAATATAAACACACCAAGAATTCGCAGATTAACACCAATTGAATGCGAACGATTGCAAACCGTTAAGGATAATTATACCAATCACGTTAGCGATTCACAACGATATAAGATGATTGGAAATGGATGGACAGTTGATATTATTTCACACATTTTTTCATACTTAAAATGAAAGCAATAATTGAATTTGATTTAGATAATCCAGATGACGAAATAAAGCATCTGAGATGCGTTAAGGCAACTGATATGGCAATTGTGCTGCATTACATCACGAACAACCTTCAACGGAATATGAATCGTGCTTATGATTCAGGATCTAGTGAAAAACCAGAAATGGAAGATGTTTTTAAAGAAATTGATGATATGCTAGTTGAATATGATATAAATATTTCCAGCTTGATTTTATAAAAATGTATGATATTTCAAAATTAACAAAGGAACAGATTGAAATCTTGCTGGAAAATGAAGAAAAAGAAATCATTGAAATGCAGGAATTATCTATCAGATTACGAAAGAAAATTGTTGATCTGGAAGCCCAAATTATTCTGACAAATGAAGACTTGAATCGAAAAAATTCAATGCTTTTTGAGTTATCAAATAAAAAGTCAATCTGGAAAAAAATAGCACTAGCATCAGCAGCAACATCAGCATTTATCATCGCATTATTCAATAAGGAATGAACACAGCACTATCAGAATTGATTATCTGGCTTTTCGAATCAGAAGTCAAAGGAATTGAACCAATCAGAGAAAAAATCTATATGAAAGCACTTCTGCTGCTTCATAAGGAAAAAAAACAAATTATGGATGCATTCATGGAAGCAAACAAGCCATTCGCAGACCAGCAACTTGCAGAAGAATACTTTGAACAAATTTATTTTAAAGACGAAAATTCCCAACATTAAAACAGATTTAGATAGGTAATGATGAAATCAAAAATCTTTGCATTCCTAATTTGTACGGTACTTTGTACGGTACTTTATCCGTACATTTTTAATGTACATCAGCCATATAGAACGGCTACACACTGTCCAATGACAGCGGTCTATAAGACAATCAAGGCAACGTATTACCAGCCATTGTCAGGCCAATGCGATGCCAGTCCGCTGGAAACTGCAACTGGATACCATATCAACTTGAACAAGTTGAAAAAAAAGCAGATCCGCATTCTGGCAGTATCCAGAGATTTACTTAAAAAGTATCCGTATCATTCGGAAATCTATATTCATCAGCCAGAGCATCTGCGTGGATGCTGGAAGGTAGAGGATACAATGAACAAACGATTTAAAAATAAAATTGACTTGCTATCTTATGGTAGAATAGCAGTTGATTCAGTCACGATTTTATAAAAATGAAAAAGGATATTGATTGATTTAATATCATTTTTTGACTTAAAAATTACAGACCAAAATCAGGTCTGTTTTTTTTTGCATTTCAATCGGTTAATATTTGACTTTCAATCTGATATGGAACAATTTTCAAAAGCTGAAATAGCAAGACAATATCGAATCAAACATGGTTCTGAAATGCCAACATTGAAACTGGCCAGAATAATGTTCAATGAAAATAATATACTTTTCAAGGATGTAGAAGAAGCTAGAACGAAGTTGCGATATATTGAAGGTAAAAAAGGAAAAAATAAAAAAGGAAGATACAAGAACATAGATTTCATTGTTGAAGAAGCCAGACCGATGAATCCATACAAATTACCAGAATCGGATGAATCATCATATGAACCATTCATTTTGCAGGGATTTAAACGCATTGCATTGTTTTCCGATATTCATCTACCATATCATAATATTGATGCGTTGAGCATCGCAATACAGTATTGCAAGAAAGAAAAACCTGATCTTGTTCTGCTCAATGGTGATACACTAGACTGCTACCAGATGAGCAGATTTGGCAAAGATCCCAAGAAACGCAACTTCGCACATGAAATTGCCACATTGAAACAATTCTTCCAGGTACTGAACAAGGAATTTGGTTGCCAAATAATTTTCAAGCATGGAAATCACGAAGAACGATATGACCATTTCCTGCAACAGAAAGCCGGTGAACTAATCGGAATGGATGAATTTGTTCTGGATAATATCATCAAGGCCAGATCAGAAGGCATTCAGATAATAGGCGAAAAACGCATCATCCATGCCAACAATCTGAACATCATTCATGGTCACGAATTCAGTCAAGGATTCTTCTCACCTGTCAATGTTGCCAGAGGATTAGCACTTCGAGCAAAAGCAAGTGCCATACAAGGACACAATCATCAATCCAGCGAGCATTCACAGGTTGATATCAATGGCAAAGTCATGACTACTTGGTCAACCGGATGCCTATGTGAACTGCATCCAGCCTATGCACCAATCAACAACTGGAATCATGGATTCGCTGTCATTGATCTTGATTCTAATGGAATTGACTTCGAAGTAAGAAATAAGCGGATATACAAAGGAAAAATTCTATAATTTTCCTTATATTCTTACTTACTTTTGATTTTTATTCAAAAGCATGAAAACAACACTTCAAATTCTTAAATCTATCATTGAGGAACAAGAAACTGTCAATAAAAATTTTGTGCTGATGCAGATTGAATACCTGATGTTCGATGAAAAATCAGATATCATGATTGCGCATAAAAAAGGCATTCTGAATAGTTTTGATTATCATTCAACCAGCTATGAACGTGCTGCATACTATGCAGAACAATATTACAATAAGACTTTTGGGATTAAATAAAATGAAAAAAGCCATCCGAAATTCAGATGGCATTTTTTTTATCAACGAAAAACTAACTTATAATTCCGGTGGTTTTATCTCCTGCGCTTTGGTTGTATCTCTCCCAATGTTGTAAAATATTACAGCAGTAATCAATGTCTTTAATGTTTCTACCAGTCCAGAATCTTGCTTGTCATCTGGAATTGGCAACCAATATGGTGCGAATAAACGACCTATAAAAGCAACCATCAGCATGATGAACAGAAAGTTTTTAGTTATTCTGTCTGACCAGTTGATGCGTTTGCCATTGATATCGTAGAATGCCATTTTCAACCGTAATAATCCCACATTACATTCTGCGGAAGACTGTCATCACAATCGGCATGAAGATACGTTTTGCCAATGCCAATTCTGGTGAATCCAGCTTTGATTAGCGCATTCATGATGATAGATCGGTTTCTGGGATCACTTGTCGCAATATCAGCTGCGAATCCTTTAACGTGAGCAGAATCAGTCTTACCGCCAACCTTTGCATTGTGTTCTGGTGTACGATATCCAGAATTGATTCTGAATGGCACACCGGCAATGGTTCTTGCATTGTCAATCATCTGCAAGAATCGTGGCTGCATCTTGCTTCCAGATCCTGCTTCTGTTGGATCTGCAAATTCTTCTATCTTGAAATGTATCATAAACCAGGTATTGCGACTTTAACGAATCCACCAATGACTTTACCAAGAACCTTCCATCCTTTACCTTTCTGTCCTTCGACTTTAGCCATCGAATCCAGACTAAGTTGTAGGTTTTTAAAATCCTTCTGCTGATATAATATCATCGTATCAATGCGATGCGATAACGATACATACCTAGCAGAATCAAGTGAATGCTGGGTGATGGCTGCAACCTGAACAGATTTAATCTGTGTTTCTGACCGGTACAATGTGCCAACGCATATCAATATGAGAACGGCACTAATTATTGGATTTTTATTCATGGTTAAATCAAAGTTTCAAATTTATCGTTTTTATCTTTAAATCTTTTGATGGTGTTAATTCTGGCAAACAGCAGATACATCGATCCAACATTGAAGATGCCAACCCAAAGGAAGCTAAACCAGTCGGTGAATGTCCAATGGTCGAAGTATCGCAACGTATCACGCTGAATCCATTCTATTAACTTATACAGCGATATCACATGAACTGGTACATCATGGAGAAAGGATGATGATTCGCCTTTCAGGTCATTAACTAGGTTTAATATTGACTTCATTCCTTATCATATTGTAGTGGCATTTGTGCCATTGCATTATCCTTGCAAATATTCTAAAAAATATTTATATTGTTTTTGAAGAAGGTTTATATTAGTAAAATCACGATGTACTTAAACGCCCAATTAAATAATTGCAAAATCAAAAATTGATTCTATACCTTTGACAAAACTTTTCAATTATGCCATTAAAGAAAGGATATTCACAGAAGACAATCAGCAAGAATATTTCTTCTGAAATGAAGAAACATCCAAAAATGAAGCAAAAGCAGGCTGTGGCAATTGCTTTATCTGTGGCCAAAAAAGCCAAGAAAGCAGCCGGAAAAAAGAAATAATAAACAACAATATATGCCAGCACCAGAAGGCAACAATCATAATGGCTATACTTTGGAAGAATTGAAGATAATGCTTCCAAAGTATGCTGCACACCTTTCAGAAGGATATTCAAAGATGTGTTTTCCTGATTGTGATTTCAGAACTATCGATTCTGCATTGGAAAAATATCCAGTAGAATTGCTATCCGAAAAAAGAGAGATTGAAAAAGCCATCAGAAATGGTCGAATGGGATGGGAAGAAATAGGCAAGACAATTGCCAACGGAAGGATTCAAGGCAATGCTGTATCTTGGATCTTCAACATGAAGAATCGGTACAAAGATGACTGGAAAGATCGCCATGAAACTGAATCTAACATCAGTTTTCACGATGTAATCATGCCAAAATCACCAGATGAAAGTTGATCTATCCAATGCGAAGTTATGGCAAAGCAAGTATCTAGAAGCCATAATCGACCCGAAGACTTACAATATTCTGTGGGGTGGTGCAGGATCTGGGAAATCGCAGACAATGATTCAACTGCTTTTGGCTGAAATTATCAACCAGAGGAATAACCAAAACCAAACTTACTTTGTCATCCGAAAGGTAGCTGCAACGCTGCGCAATTCTGTATTCGCAGACTTCCGGAACAAGATATCAGATTGGGGATTGGACAGTCTTGTGCGAGTCAAGCCAGGATACCTTGAAATCCATTCTGGAAGCAACAAAATTGTTTTTTTAGGCTGCGATGATCCAGAGAAATTGAAGTCGCTAAGTCAGGCCAAGTACATCTGGATTGAAGAAGCAACTGAATTGACATTGGATGACTTTACACAGATCACACTTCGTTTGCGTGGCAAGTCAGAGCATCCGAAACGATTCTTCTTGACATTCAATCCGGTCAGCGATTCTCACTGGATCAAGAAACGATTCTTTGATGAAGTGCCGGACACAGAACGCAGTCAAATCCTAACCCTGCATGGCACTTATCTGGATGCTTTGCCATTCCTTGATGACCTGTATCCAATCCGGATGGAAGCACTTCGCCAGGTCAATCAGACTTATTATGAAGTCTATGCGCTTGGTCAATGGGGTGTATGGGATCGGGAATCGTTATTCTTGACATCATTCGACTACACATTGCATACAATTAATTCGCAGATTGGTGTGTTGCCATCATTACCTGTGTATCTGGCATTTGACTTCAACGTAACTAATACCTGCATCGTTTGCCAGTACCAGAAGAATGCCGAAGGTGCATTGCACTATGCAACCATCAACGTAATCAAGGTGTATCGCATTGGGGATTTGGCTTCACTATGCGCAACGATCAAGGCAGAATATCCCAACGTGATGTTTGCTATCAATGGTGATGCTTCCGGTGGTAATCGAAGTGCATTCACGCAAGATAACCTGAATGCCTATCAACTTATCAGAAATTATCTAGGTTTATCAGACCTTCAGATTCAAGTTCCCAGGTCGAATCCAAGCCACATTGCCAGCAGATTAGTAACAATCCTGACCTTCCAGAAGTCCAAGATTCAGATCAGCAGGATCGATTGTGATTTGCTGATTATCGATTTGAAGGAAGCAAAGGTTGACCGGAAAGGAAGCATCGATCCTTGGAAGACCAAGAACCCTGACAAATCTCACGCACTCGATGCATTCAGATATTTTATTTATTCTAACTTTGCTGAAATTACTTCCAATTTTAACCTAGAAAAATTCAATGGACAAATGTTGCAATAAGTGCTATCATGTCTGTGAGGCGGTTAATAGCTGCCCTGATTTCTTTATCGTTTATGTTCCGCTGACTTATGAAGGCGCAACCATCAAGATCAGAATCACGAATTCACAGAATGTTGCTGTCGAATCGACATTGGAAGTGTACGGTGGTGCGATTGAATTACCATTGGATTCTTATCCGAAGGCATTCTTCAATTCCTATGCCGGTAACTATAAGATCCAGTTCTTCGATCCATCGCTGAACAACACACCATTGCCATTTGTGCCGACTGATGGCAAGACTTACAACTGCATCGATTTCCAATTGATTCAGACCATCACAGAAGATTCTGATATATTTCTTAATATATTTTCCAACGATATTCCTGAACCGTACTAATGAAAAACAAATGCAACTGTTCCGGTGCTGGCAGACCTACCAGGCCTA